CGGGCCGTTGCCGATGTTCGAGCTCTCGCTGAAGGAGACATTCAGTTATCTCGGCAGCAACAAGGACCTGTTGGTGAAGCTCAACGCCTGCGTTTCATCCAAGCTGTCGCTGCCGTTCTCCGGTCAGAAATTCACGGTTGCCGAGTTCGATTTCCAGGCGATCGCAGACGCATCGAACAATATCGGCACCATCAGCCTCAGCGAATAACAGGAGCGTTCATGGCCTATGACGTCGACCCGGCCTGTGACACGCCGCGGTGTAAGACAATCACGCTCGGCGGTCGGGATTTCCTGGTCGCGCCGCTGCCGCTGCGGCATGTTCTTGCGATCGCCGACCTCATACCAAAGCTTGCCGGTATCAGCATCGAGAACATGCGCGGCGCGATGTTCGAGCCGATCGTGGACCTCGTTCATCGGGGGCTGCTCAGGACTTATCCGTCGCTGACGCGGGACGATCTGCTCGATCTGCCGATAACGCTCACGGAATTGTTCGAGGCGACACCCATTGTCATCGGCCAGGCCGGCGGCAGAAGGGCCGATGCTGCCGCGGGGGAAATCTAGGCGGCGAGCGCTTCGAGACCGCCGATTGGCGCGCGCTCGTCGCCGACCTGGTCATCGAGCTCGGGTGGACGCGAGAACAGGTGCTCGATCAGATCGATATTCCGTTTCTGGAAGAGCTCAATCGCGCCTGGGCCGACTGTCCACCGCTGCGCCGAATGGCCGCCGCCTATTTCGGCTACCGGCCGCCTTCGCGGCCGTCGAGGAACTATCACGATCTCCTCGCCATGTTTCCCAACGGCGCGATCCGGTGACGCACCGAGGCATGAAGGGTATCCGAGATGGCCGACGATAACAGGGTCGAAATCCAGTTCAGCGCCTCGACCGACGAGGCGTTGGCGGGCATCGCGCAAATCCGCGGCGCGATCGCGGGACTGGGCAGCGAGATCAAGGTTCTCCAGCAGGGCCTTGCGCAGAAGAAGATCCTTCTCAATACCGAGGTGAGTCAATTCCAGATCACGCAAAACCAGAAATACGCGCTGCTCGAAGCCGAGACACAGAAGGAGTTCGACGCCGAGCTTGTTCTTCTGCAAAGCAGGATGATGGTCGGCGACCTGACCGTACAGCAGCAGCAGGCCGTTTCGAGCAGGATCCTGGCGCTTCAAGCCAGGCACACAACCGACATGCTGCGCCTCGACGAGCAGTCGATCGCCGCGCAGCAGGCGATGTGGACCGGGTATTTCTCGAGCGTGACCAGCGCATTCAATACGCAGCTCCGTGGTCTGCTGGAGGGCACCACGTCCTGGCAGGCGGCAATGACGAAGACCTTCGAGAACCTGACCATCAAGTTCATCGAAATGGTCGAACAGATGGTGGTCAAGTGGGCGGCGGCGCAGATTGCGCAGACTACGGCGGCGACCACCGGCGCGGCAGCGCGCGCGGCCGCCGAACAGACCGCGGCCGATTCCGGCATCGTGGCCAATGCGGCGAATGCCATGAAAACGATCATGACGGATGCGGCGCAGGCCTTTGCGGGTGTCTTTGCATTCCTGTCGCCGACCATGGGACCTGCGGCGGCAGGGCCTGCGGCGGCGGCGCAAGCCTCAGTTTCGGCGGCGGCCGTCTTCGATGTCGGCACGGATTACGTGGTGCGCGGCGGCCTCGCTCTCATTCATCCGGGCGAGACGATCATCCCCGCGGCGCGCGGCTCGGGCGCCTATACGGGCGCACACGCGGCACCGCAGATCCATGCGCCGGTCAGCATCAATGTGTCGGCGCTCGATTCGCAAAGCGTGTCGCGCTTCTTCAACGACAACAGCAGGCACATGCTGCGCGCCATCAACGATGCGGTGAGGCGTGGCGCCCATCTTGGGCTGCGCTCGGCCCGTTCATAGCCAGGCAACAGACCTCATGGGCTTTATCACCGGCGTCAACCTGCTGCCGGCGACCGGCGAGTGGGCCTATGACAGCGTGCCGTATCGCGGCAAGCGCATAACCGACGCGATAACCACGCAGCAAAATCTCAATGGCAATCCAGGCGGCACCAAGACGGATTGCGAGTACGCACTGGATCAACTGCAGCAGCAGCTACCCGGCTGCGGCACCGTGGCGCTGATTGTCGCCTGGTTCGGCAATTCGATCGACGCTTCGGCTTGCCAAATCTACCCGTCGACAACTTTCATCAACGGGTCGTTCGAGAAATACGCTGGCGCTTCCTGGATATCGGAAGATTGGCGGGTTTCTTCGCTGACTCAGGCATCGTCCGGCGAGCTCATCCCGATCCCGGCGATCGGCTCGGCGTTCGTTTATGGGGGCACGCCATCGGACCAGGCCGTCGTCCGCTGCATTCTGGATTTGAAGGCGCGGGGCTTCCGTGTCGTATTCTATCCATTCCTGTTGATGACGTGCGATGGCTATCCGTGGCGCGGCCGCATCACCTGTTTGGCCGATCTCTCCTCGGCCGCAACCGATGCGGTCAATTCATTCCTCGGTTCGGCGGTGCCATCCGCTTTTACTCCCGATGCCGCCAATCTCACCGTCGCTTATGCGGGACCAGCCGCCGATTACACATGGCGGCGGATGATCCTGCACTACGCGAACCTGGTGACGCTCGCCGGCGGCGTTGACCTTTTTCTGCTCGGTTCGGAGTTGCGCGGTCTCGAGACCATCCGAGGCCCGGGCTGGACCAAGTCGGGCACGATCGGCGGCGACGGCCGCGCGACTTGGGATTATCCTTTCGTCAACGGACTGATCGCGTTGTCGGACGATGTGCGCGGTGTGTTCGACGCCGCCGGTCTGACCAAGGACCTGGCCGGCCTCCATAACCTGATCACCTACTCCGCCGACTGGTCGGTGTGGATGGGTTATCAGCATCCCGGCGAGGATGGCCAATGGCCGCATCTCGACCAGCTCTATGCTCATGGCAACATCGACATCGTGTCGTTCGACAATTATCTGCCGCTGTCGGACTGGACGACGGGCGACGGCGGCCTCGACGCGCGGCATTGGCTCGATCCGGCGCCGCACGGACCTTGGCCGCCTAGTGCGGCGAATTTCAACGGGCTTGGCATGAGCGGCCAGCCGACGATCTACAGCAAGGCCTATCTCAAGACGAATATCGAGGGCGGCCAGTACTACAACTGGTTTTACAACGACGGCAACAACCTCGGCATCGGACTTGATCCGAACGGTACCGACCTTCGGGTATCGCTGCCCGAGGGCGATCGCCGCGCGCAAACGCGCAACGGCTTTTCCGCCAATCAACAGATTCTGGCGCCAAAACAGCTTCGCTGGTGGTGGAACAACAGCCACCAGGCGGTTTACGACGACGGCGGCGGCGCCGGTTGGCAGCCACATGGGCCTTTCACGGAGTGGCGCGCGCAATCGAAGTCGATCACCTTTGCGGAATATGGCTTTGCGTCGTGCGACCGCTCGACCAATCAGCCCAACGTCTTCTTTGATCCGAAAAGCACCGAGAGCTTTTCCGCGTACTGGTCGATCTGGGATCCGAGCCAAAGCATTGCGGGGAATTATTGGCCGCGCCGCGACGATCTCGTCATGATGCTCGCATTGCAAGCGATCTACGAATATTGGGTGAACGACGGCTACAACGAGATTGCCGCCGGCGGCATGCCGATGATCCAGACCGCATTCATGTCGGTTTGGAACTGGGATGCCCGGCCGTTTCCGGCATTTCCTGCTCTGACCTCGGTTTGGGGTGACGCGGGCAACTGGCCGACCGGGCAATGGTTGAACGGCAAAGGCCCCTTCATCGTGTTGCCTGCTCCCGACGGTCCGCCCGCGCCGGGACCTTACGCGACATTCCCGTCGCTCCTGACGCTCGGCTGGTCCGTGCATTATTCGCCGGTCTTCTCGACCGTCACGGCATTGCACGTCTCGGGCCGCGAGGTTCGCGCCGCCGGGATGGCAACGCCGCTTTGGCAAATCGAACTGAACTACGACGTGTTGCGCTCAACGTCCCCCAACACCGAACTGCAAGAGATTGTCGGCTTTTTCGAGCAATGCGCGGGCGAAGATGCCTCCTTTTATTTCGAGCCGTCTCCGCTCTCGCCGGTCGTTGAACAATTGCTGGCCACGGGTGACGGCACAAGCGCAACATTTTCCTTCATCGTGTCGATCGGCGACTACCGGCTTGCGCCGGCGAATGTGAGCGCCGTCTCGGCCGTCTATCTGGACGGCGTCAAGCAGACCGGCAACTACAGTATCGACACCACGCCATTCGCGCCGTCCGTGACTTTTGCCACTGCGCCCGCCGCCGGTGTCGGCATCGCAGCCGATTTCCATTGGTTCGTCCTTTGCCGCTTCGATGACGACAGTGAGGACGTGGAGGAATTCATGACTGCGCTCTATACGCTGCAATCGGTCAAATTGCGCACGGTCCGTTCATGACGGCGCCGCCCGCTTTGCCCAGCCTGCCGGGTCTGACCTGGTCGCGGCATAAGAGGCCGGCCTTCGCGACGCGCATTGCGTCGCATGTTTCCGGCCGCGAAGTGCGTGCGGCACTGATGAGCTGTCCGCTCTATGAGTTCGAGGTGGCCTACAGCGGCTTGACCTCGTCTTCGACCGCATTCGCCGGACTGGGCCGGTCCAGCTTGCAGAGCCTCATGGGTTTCTTTCTGCAAATCCAGGGACAATTCGGCACGTTCCTGTATGTCGACCCCGACGACAACACGGTCACCGGTCAGTCCTTTGCGAGCGGTGACGGCGCGACGCGGTCGTTCACCATGATGCGTGCGCTCGGTGGATTCCTCGAGCCGGTCGGCTGGGTCACCGGTATCCTGAATGTTTACGTCGGCGGCGTAGTGCAATCCGCCGGCAGTTACGCTCTCGGCACGCCCGGCACATTGACGTTTACGGCGGCGCCGGCCAACGGGCTCACCATCGCGGCGGATTTTTCCTACGCTTTCAATTGCCGCTTCCTCGATGACCAGATGGATTTCGAGGAATTCATGTCGAATCTCTGGAAGCTCGACGGCATGAAATTCCGCAGTGTGAAGCCATGAAGCCCGCATCGTCTGCGCTCATCACATACCTGAACACTGCGCGCGCGCGCGCCGATATGCCGTTGTTCATGGCCGACGCCTTCACCTTCACGCTCCGATCCGGGTTGCTATTGTGTTATACGAATGTCGACGTGACGTTCACGTTCAACGGCAACACGTATCTCGGAAATTCCGTGTTGATCGACGGCCTCAAATACAAGGCCGCGATCGGCCTTGACGTCGACCAACAGCAGATATCCGTGGCGGCGCGCTTCACCGACACGATTACCGGCGGCGCGCCGTTCCTGCAGGCTCTGCGCGATGGCTCGTTCGACGGCTGCGAGGTCGGACGCGATCGCGTCTTCTTTTCCGACTATATCGGCGGGGCTGCAATCGGATCGGTGACTTTGTTCAAGGGCAGGCTGGGCACCATCGACCAGATCGGGCGCACCACCGCCAAGCTCACAGTTAATTCCGACCTGGTGCTGCTCGACATCGACATGCCGCGCAACATGTACCAGCCGACTTGCCTGCACACGCTTTACGATTCGGGCTGTGCCTTGGTGAAGAACGCCTTAGGAACCAATGGCGCCGTGGGTGCCGGCTCGACGGCTGCGGTCATCAACTGGTCGGATTCCGATGCACGGTACCGGCAAGGCTCGATTACTTTTACCTCGGGTGTCAATGCGGGGGTGACGGCGAACGTGAACGACGTCGTTCCAAACACCTATCTTGTGCTCGGCTGTCCGCTGCAAAGTTCACCAGCCGCGGGCGATACGTTCACGGTCTATCACGGCTGCGATCACACGCCCGGCACCTGCAGCGCCAAGTTCAATAATCTCGGTAATTTTCGCGGCTTTCCCTTCGTGCCGCCGCCGCAGATGGCAATCTGACATGTCCGGCGACGAGGCGAAGGAGCGCGCGGCCGTAGTCGCGGAGGTGCGCTCGTGGATCGGCACGCCGTATCACAACTGTGCCGACGTTAGAGGTGTCGGCGTCGATTGCGGAATGCTGCTGGTGCGCGTGTTCGTCGATACCGGCATATGCGCGCCGTTCGACCCGCGGCCATATCCGATCGACTGGCACCTGCACCGCAATGAGGAGCGCTATCTCGGCTTTATCTTCGATCGCGCCGCCGCGGTCACCGCGCCGCAGCCCGGCGATGTGATGGTGGTGCGCTACGGCCGATGCTATTCGCACGGCGGCGTCGTCACCAATGCGGCGCCGCTCACGATTGTGCATGCATTCTTCCCGGCTGGCCGCGTTCTCGAAGAGGCGATCGGGCACAACAGCGTCCTGTGTGATGCTGCCCGTAAGCCGCGCTTCTTCAGCCATTGGAGGAAGACGTCATGAGCATCTTCCGCAGTGCAAAGCAGTCGGCGGCGGTGACACCGGACTATACCGGCCTTCAGATTCAGACGGCGGTCAATGCGTTGCCGATCCCGATCGTGTGGGGTGCGTCAAAGCTGGCGCCGAATGTGATCTGGTACGACAATTTCCAAACCCACGCGGTAACGAGCGGCGGAGACGGTGGAAAGGGGTTCGGCGGCGGCAGCGCCCAGACCACCGGATACACCTATTCGGCATCGGTGATGATGGCGCTGTGCGAAGGGCCGATCACCGCGATTAATCAAATCTGGAAGGCGCAATCGACCTACACGCTGGGCGACCTTGGGCTTTCGCTGTTCGCCGGCACTACACCGCAAAGCGTGTGGAGCTACATCGCGGCGGCCTTCCCGGCCCAGGCGCTCGGCTATCAGGCTACGGCTTACGTTGCGGCGTCCAATTACGATCTCAGCGACAGTGCAACGCTCGATAATCATAATTTTGAGATTCGAGGGCGATTCTACGGCACGGGGCCGAACGGCGCCGACGGCGATCCGGCACAGATCGTCGGAGACTTTCTCACGAATGCGCAATTCGGCGTCGGCTTTCCGCAAAGCTCGATCGACGCGACCACGCTCTACGGTTCCGGCGGCGACGCCTCGTATCAGACTTATTGCCGGGCCTTCGGGCTGGCGATCAGTCCGGCGCTCACCGACCAGGAGCAGGCATCGAGCATATTGTCTCGCTGGCTCCAGCTCACAAATACCGCGGCGGTCTGGTCCGGCGGCCTGCTGCGTTTCATGCCCTATGGCGATGCGAGCAATTCCGGTGGCGGCGTCACATTCGTTCCGGATGTGACGCCGGTCTACGACCTCGGCGACGACGACTTCAAATTCGACAACGACGAGGACCCGCTTCAGGTATCGCGTTCAGACCCGTATGAAGCCTACAACGTCTGGCGTCTCGAAATTGCCGAGCGCGACAATGCCTACAACCTGACGACCGTAGAATCGCGCGACCAGAACGCGATCGAGCTTTACGGCATGCGCATCGGCTCGACGGTGACGGCCCACGAAATCTGCGATCCAAATGTTGCGCTGATGTCCGGTCAGCTCATGCTCCAGCGCGCGATCTATATCCGCAATACCTATAAATTCCGGCTCTCTTGGGAATATTGCCTGCTCGATCCCATGGATCTCGTCACCGTGACGGACGTGCTGCTGGGCCTGTCGGCCGCGCCGATCCGCATCACCGAGATAGAAGAAGACGAGAACGGCTTCCTGAGTGTCACCGCCGAGGAATTCCCGCTCGGCGCGGCGACGGCGCCGCTGTATGTTACCCAGCCCGTCAGCAACAATCCGATCGATCGGAATGTGAGCGCAAAGCCGGTCAACACGCCGGTCATATTCGAGCCGCCGGCGGCGCTGGTCGGATCAACGCCGCAAGTATGGATAGCGGCGTCCGGCGGTTCCGGTGGCGTTGCCGATCCGAATTGGGGCGGCGCCGTTGTATGGTTGTCGCTTGACGGTACGTCTTACAGTCAGATCGGAACGATCGTGGCGCCGTCGCGGCAGGGCGCGCTTTCGGCATCACTGACGGCTTACGGCGCCGCAAATCCGGATACAGCCCATACTCTCGCCGTCAACATGGCCAGGAGTGCCGGTATCCTGGCAAGCGGTACGGCGCTCGACGCCCAGAACGCCAGCACGTTATGCATGGTCGATGCCGAACTGCTTTCGTATCAGACCGCGGCACTCACATCGGCAAATGCCTATTCGCTGACAACCCTCTATCGCGGCTTGTACGGGAGCGCGGCGGTTTCGCATGCGTCAGGCACATCGTTTGTGCGGCTCGACAATGCAGTTTTCGCCTACGATCTGGCGCCGCAATATGTGGGGCGGACGCTCCACGTCAAGCTGCAAAGCTTCAATGTATTCGGTGCAGGCATCCAGGACCTCTCGGCCTGCACTGATTACACGTACACGCCGACCGGCGTGGCGGTCGATCATCCGGTTGCGCGCGCGATCCAAGTGGGCAGTCCAATGGACTTCGGATTGGTAACGGATACGAGCGGCGTCGCTGATGATTTTGGCGCGCCCGTTACTCTCAATGTTGAATTGGATGCCGATCTCGGCGCGGCTTGACCTCTCAGCAGGAAACTCGGAATGACCACATCGGTTCAGGTTCAATATCGGCGCGGAACGGCGTCGCAGATCGCCGCCTTCACCGGCGCGCAAGGCGAACTCGTCGTCGACACCACCAACAATCGCCTCGTGGTTCATGATGGCGCCACGGCCGGTGGCTGGCCCGCGGCGCGTCTCGCCGACGTGTCGACTGCTTCGCGCACGGCGGTGTCCGATGCCGCCTATACGGCGCTCACGACCGATCGCACCATCGCCTTTACGGCGTTGACGGCTGCGCGCACGGTTTCCCTTCCAGCGGCTGCGACTTTTCCGGTCGGCACTCGGCTCACCATCATGGACGAGGCCGGAGCTGCGTCGGGCATCAAGACGATAACCATCGCTGCAAGTGGAACGGATACCATTGATGGCGCGACGGCGGCCGTCATCACCAGCGCCTATGGCTACATAGCGTTGGAATGCAATGGCTCCACCAGATGGATCGTAGTGGACCAGGCCGCGAGCAGTCTGGCAGCCGTCGGGATCGGCACCGCGGCGGATCCGGCTAATCCGCTCTCGGTCACCGCAAACAACGCATTTCTCGACGCGCTTACGGTGGGCGCCGGCGGCACCGGCGATTTCCGCATCAAGCTCAACAAGGCGACGGCGGCCAACACCGCATCGACGCTTTATCAGGATGCAGCAACCGGCCATGCCGAGGTTGGGCTGACAGGCGACGACAACTTTCACTTCAAGGTCTCGCCCGACGGCAGCACATGGTACGACGCGCTTGATATCACCAACTCTTCCGGCTACGTCACCGCCAATTATGGTCTCTCGACGGTTGCGCCCGGCGCCGGCGATTGCTCCTCGCGCGCGATAACTTCGGCATGGCACGGGCAGAACCTGCCCGGCGGCATGGTCAATTTGTTCCGCAATCCGGGAATGGACGTTGCACAGCGGGGCACCGGCACGATAACGGCCTCGACCGCGGGCGCCTACACGCTCGACGGCTGGATCGTGCTGCCGACCGGCGCCAGTGTGACGGCGCAACAGGCCCCCGGGCTTTCGCGCTCGGCCAACAGCTTGAAGATCATCGGCGCGGCTTCCGTGACCGACGTTATCGTGAAGCAGCGCATCGAAAGCTCGATCGCCGCTCTCTTTGCCGGCCAAGCGGTAACGGTCCAAGCCAAGGTTTATAACAACACGGGTGGCAGCATCACGCCGGCGCTCGTGGCGAAGCACGCCGGCTCGGCCGACAACTGGACGTCGCCCGCGGCGGAGACGGCCAATGGATCGAGCCTGCAGGCTTGCGCCAGCGGCGCGACGACGACGATTGCCTATACATTGTCCATCAGTTCGTCTGCCGCGAATGGACTGGAGATCGGATTCGATTTCGGCAACAATTTCAGCGCCAACTCCAAATCCATTCAGGTTACCGAACTCGACATCCGCGTGACGCCTGGTGTCGCGATTGGCCTCAACGGCAATCCACCGCCGCCGGAATTGCGACCGGTCATGACGGAACTGCTGCAGTGCCAGAGATATTTCTACCGAAGGGGCCAGCAAAATCCGGGAGCGGGCAGTGACATCATCGCGAATCTGATCGCTATTGGGAGCACGACGGCGTTCGGAGCCGTGTTGCAGTTTCCGATCCCGATGCGCGCGGCGCCGGCCATCACCGTTTCAAGTATCGGACATTTGAGCATCGGCCTCGGCTCGTTTGGAGCGGGCGGCATTACCAGCGGGAGCATCGATGGTTCTTCGATGTACGGTGCTCAAACCTGGGGGGGCCTGGTAGCAAGCGGCGCCAGTCTGACCGTAGGCGCAACCGTCTTTCTGATCTTCAATAATACTTCGGGCTGGATCGCGGCATCAGCGGAATTATAGATGACGCGGGCACGTCATTGCGAATGTGCCGCCGCCCTCGATCGCTTGAAAACTGCGTTTATAAACTCCTTCGGGTGATCGTCGGTCTCGTTGGCAAAGATGAAGCCACTGCTGCGCATCGTCTCCACGACGGCGCGCACCAGTTCGGGGCGCGCGGTGTCAAGCTCGATCATCGCCGATTGCAAGCGTTCATCAGCAAAAAGTTGCGTGCCCGAGGCGACGATTTCGCGTTCCAGGCCATCGACGTCTACCTTGATATGTTGGGGAAATGGAAGACCGGCGGCAATGAGCGCGTCGAGGCTGAACGAAACGCTGCCCTGCCGGAATATCGGCTCGAATGCGTTGCCCTGATAGTCGATGGCCGAGCCGAAGTTCGACAGAGCTCCGCCATACTCGGTATTCGAAAGGTACAGACGGTCGAACGTCGTCGTGGACGCGATCGAGATGCAATAGGCGACGACACGGGAATCAAGGGCGTTCGCCTCGATATTTCTGTTGAGGACATCGAAGTTGGCGGCGGCCGGCTCGAACGCAACGACGCGGCATTGGCATTTCATCGCCGCATAGAGCGAGTAAATGCCGACGTTGGCGCCGACGTCCCATAATACGCTCTCGGGTCGTACTGCATCGAGCCAGCGGATTGTTTCCGGCTCTTTGGTCAAGGCAGTGCGGCCGCGGTTCCGCGCCCTGCGATTTGGACAGTAGAGGACGACAGGAATTCCGCCGAAGTCGAAGGTTTCCATATTCGAGTCGGTCTCGCGCATGCCCTGTCGCCCGTCGTGATGGTCTGGCCGTTGCGGCGCAGTCTTAGCATCATGGCGACTATAGGCAATGCGGGCGATCCGCCGCCAAGATCCGCTGACGCCGCACCGCTGGCGCACCGGCGCTGAATAAGACGGTGCGCGTGACAGCGGCCGGATCGCGCCCGATTTCGCTCCACGCATGATGTTCCACGTCAGTGCCTCGCCGCTCAATTCGAGCCGCGGACGGATGCGAGCCACCACCATGACGGAGCACGAGATCGCAATGTCGCGCAACTTCGGAATGCTCGCCAATCGCGCCAGGATCGAGCGCGCCCACACGGCCGGTCCCGAATTCACTCCGGATATCGCGCCGGGCGACGTCGGTCATTTCGTGCCGCCGGTCGAACAGCGCGGTGGCGGGCAGATGACGTGGCCGCGTCAGTCGGGATGGACCACGCCCGCGATTGTTACGGTTCTTGCCCTGGCAATTCTTATCGCTGCGCTGGCGGAAATCATTCTCGGTCCGGCCCTCGGCCGCGATGGCGGCCGTTACGTCGATTCAAATCTTAAAACCTGGTTCGACGGCCTCGCTAGCGGCAAGGGGCTTTGTTGTTCCTTCGCCGACGGCGTCAGCATCCAGGATGTCGATTGGGACACCAAGGACGGTCGCTACCGCGTGCGGATCGATGGACGGTGGATCGATGTTCCAGACGCGGCGCTGGTGACTGAACCGAACAAATTCGGTCTCGCGGTGGCGTGGCCCTACCAGGACGCGAACGGCACGACCCAAATTCGCTGCTTCATGCCGGGCGCCGGAACCTAACCAAGCAAGTCGGAAAGGATAATCGACATGTCGAACGATTGGCCGCATGACGACACCAGTTCCTTGATTGCCTTCTACGGCGATCCGCGACAAGAGCATTTTGCCGAACAAAATCTCGTCTATGTCACCCCGCCCTGGAAGATGGTGCTGAGCTGGGATACGGCGCACGCGATCCCACGGTTTCTTGTTCACCGCCGTTGCAAGGATGTGCTCGACGGCATTTTTGCCGCCATCTGGACCAGCCACGGCGCGAGTCAGAAGCGGATCGAAGGTATCGGCCTGCATCTGTGGGGCGGCGCCTACAACTATCGACCGATTCGCGGTTCATCGCGGCTGTCGTGCCATGCTTTCGGCGCGGCGATCGATCTTGCTCCCGATCAGAACCCGATGGGGCATTCGAAAGGCCATATGCCGGCCGACGTCGTTGCCGCATTCAAGGCCGGCGGTGCGTATTGGGGCGGCGATTTCCATTCCCGCCTCGACCCGATGCATTTTCAATTTGCTCACGAGTGAAACATGGCAAAAACAATCTGCATCGCCGATCTCTACGGCCTCGGCGGGCTCGTCACGTCGCCCGGCGTGCGTACGCTTGCCGAAAAGATCCGGAAGCTCGGTACGAACTTCGTCGTGCTCGGTCCCTACGATCAATCGGAATGGCACACGGCCGCAGCCGATCTCGCGAAGCGTCCGGCGAAAGAACTTATTGGCGCCATCGGCTACAGCCTGGGCGCCAATAACGTTATTGAAGTGGCCGCCGAACTCGGCCGCAAGGTCGATTATCTGGTCGGCATCCAGTCGTCGTATTGGGGACTCGGAGTCGACTGGTCCGGCACCATCACGCTGTCGCCGAATATCGGTTTCGCGCTCAACATCTACAATCCGTTATTCGCCGCTACGCTCGGCCTTGGTTATGCGCGCTACGCGGCGCCGAGTGATTTCACGGGCAGCCTGCATGTCCTCACGACCAATGATCTGCATCCCGATGCGGACAACGACGCGGGTGTGCACGGGCTGATTTTGCGCGGTCTGCAATCCATCGTCCGGAGGTAACATGCCCACGCAACCGGAGCGTGATGCCGCCTTCAATTCGGTGCGCGCCTTGGTCAATGCGCGCGCCGGCTGGTATGCGAGCCTGATTTCCGACGACATGCTCAAAGAGGTCGTTCTGGACGCACTGACTGCCGCGCAGAATGTGCGGGCCGGTCAAACGCCGCCAGGCGAGACCTCTGTGTCCTAAGAACGCTCACCCCGCACGTCCTCACTTCCGCATCGTGCCGCGCCGCTGTGCTTCCCAAGCAGCGGCCGGCCGCGACGCGTTCATCATCAAACCGAAGGAAATGAAAATGGGTACAGACCAATTTACCGGAATACTGCGCGCTATTTTTCCGGCGTTTGCCGCCTACGTCGCGGGCAAGGGGTGGATTCCACTGGATACCGCGACCGATATCGGCGCCGGCATTGTCACCGTTCTCGCGGCG